GCTTCAGATGTAAAGCCTTTTGGGGACAAGTTCCTAGAAACCTTGAAAGCTGTTGAGGTTTTGGCGGACGAATCCCCAAATGGCTAACGCGCGATTCTTGGACGTATCGAATAGCTGAGCTTTCGGTTAATCTGGGAATTGCGCCTAGTGAGTTTATCAACATGGATCGCGACCTACTCAAAGCGATTTATGAGGTACTAAGGAAACAGGCGGAAGAAAGAAAAAATGCCAGTCGTCATCGAGGGAGTCGTAGGCCTTAGAAAGGCTTTGAACAAACTTGCGCCTGACATTAAGAAAGAGCTTGATAAAGAAGTCAGAGAAGCTCTCAAGCCTGTTATTGCAGATGCTCGCAGTAGAGTTCCAGCAAGTGCGCCCGGTGGTCTAATCAATTGGAACAATCCGGGATATGAGCGCAAGTCTCGCACATCGCGTGAACGAGCATTTCCTTCCTATGATGGTAAAGCTGTCCGTAAAGGTTTAACTTATTCAGTAACGCCGTCTCGTATGCGTGGAACTGGTTTTGTATCTTTATTTACATTACTCAATCGATCCGCAACAGGCGCGATTATTGAAACCGCGGGACGCAAGAATCCGGGTGGAAATCCTGCGAGTAAGTCAAACAATCCCAATGCCGGTAAACGATTTATTGGCGCGATGAATGGCGTTGGCGCATTAAAGGATTATTCAGGCCGCGGTCAAATGTCAACCGGTCGCTTGCTTTATGCCGCTTATGCTCGTAATGAAGGTCGAGCATTAAACGCGGTACTCAAAGCCGTTCAAACCGCTCAAGACCAATTAGTGGCACGAATCAAATCTAGTAGGAAAGAGGTCGCATAATGGCGTTAACCGAAACAGACGTCAAGATTATTATTGCGGCTGAATTACGCAAACAAGGATTTGATAAAGCCAAAAAGGCCACCGACAGTCTTGATAAAACCTTTAAGAATCTCGCTCGCACAATTGGCATCACTTTTTCTGCTGCTGCACTAGTCAACTTTGCGAAGAAGTCAGTCAAGGCCTTTGAGGAAGATGAGAAAGCAGCACGCCGTCTAACGCAGACATTGAGCAATATGGGTCTCGCTTTTGAAGATCCTCGCATGAAAAGCTTTATTAGCAATCTGGAAGCAACTTCAGGTGTACTAGATGACAAATTGCGTCCAGCGATGCAATCATTATTGACGACAACTGGATCGGTAGCAAAGTCTCAAGAATTGCTTACGTTGGCTTTAGATGTTGCCGCGGGTTCAGGAGAAGATGTTGTCACAGTCGCTCAAGATTTATCGCGGGCTTATGTCGGTAACACAAAAGGATTAGCAAAATACAATTTAGGTCTAAGTCGAGCCGAACTTCAGTCTAAATCTTTTGCTGAAGTCCAAGCACTAATCGCGAAACAATTCAGCGGTCAAAATGCAGCTTATTTAGAAACCTATTCCGGCAAAGTTGCTATGTTGAACGTGGCATACGCCAATCTTCAAGAGACAGTTGGTAAAAGCCTAGTTGAGGCATTCTCGTTGCTCGCGGGCAAAGATGGCATCGGTGGAGCGACAAAAGCGTTAGAAGATTTCGGCACTCAAATAGCCGACACCATTACGGGCATATCTTTACTAATCAATAGCATAAAAGGTATTCCGGGCGTTACCACGTTGCTATCTGGCTTCAATATGTCGAACTTTGGCATATTGGGCGTTTTGCAAGCATTAGGTGAAAACAATCGAACAGCTCCGAAGCCATTCTCAACCCCGATGACTGTATCGGGTCAAACGGATCTTTATTCAAAGCAAGATGCTGCTCGCAAGAAAGCCGAACTCGAAGCTGCTAAACGTGCCAAGGCACTAGCAGCATTACAGACTAAAGCCGCCAAGGATGCAGCCAAGCGCGAACGCGAAGCACAAATGCTCAAGCGCGCAGGGACTGTTTTCGATATGGAAAACATTCAGATTGTTGCGGCTCTACAAGGCAAGGTTACAGAGGAACAACGTTTACGCTTGACCGCTTTATTGGCTTTGAATAACGATAATGCCGAAGCAGCTGACAAACTAACTAGCGCAATCTTGGCTTTGCAAGGCCCTGCATTCCAAGCATTAGGCGTGACTATTCAAACAAGCGATAACGCCAAAACTGTAATCGAACGCATGATCGATGCGCAGACACGTTTATTCTTGCTCAACTCTGGCATCGCTAACATTCCAAAAGCCAAGAATCCTTTTGAGGATTGGCTAAGCATCATGGCTAAAATTATTGCCGATCTGGACACTATCGCTGCCAAGATTAGAACGATGCCTTCGGCTTCCGCTGCAACGTCAACAAGTAATGGCACGACTGTCACAACAGTCACAGGCGGCGGAGCGGGTGGCGGTGGCGTAGGCGGTGGCACAATTATTTCTAACCCTGCGAATCCTGCGGGAGCATCCACAACAGTCGCAAGCGTTGTCAACGCCATTGATTCACTTACCACGCTTCGTGCAGACACAACCGCTGGAAGTCCAATTAGCATTCTTTTGAAAGAACAGATTGACACGCTTGCAAACTCACTCACGCTTTCATCTCTCAGTTATTTATCGGACGAGCAAGCCAAGATGAGAGCTATGGGTGTATTCGATACCCCGGGCATCGTGGCAGGTTCGCGCTTCGATCCTTCAGCCTTCCGCCGTGGCGAAATGGGTCAAAGCCCGATTGTGGTCTACGTTCAAGGTTCGGTCATAACCGAACAAGACCTAGCGTCAACAATTACAGACATTCAATATCAATACCAAAAAGCCGGACAAGACATTCGAGTTAGCAGCACAAACATCTAATGGCAGCTCCACAAGTTCGAGTTTTTGTTGACTTTGATTCCGACACCGCTTTTGAGACTAATCCGCTTATTCTTGGATCAGCGACCAAAGGCATTCTTGGAACTAACCGCCTAGGATCTGGAACGCTTCCAGTTGAAATCACAAGTCTAGTCTCACGCATAGCCATTCGTAGAGGTCGCAACCGCATCACAAACAAGTTCGAGGTTGGAACGGCGACAATCCAGCTTTACGATGAAAACGGCGACTGGAATCCGATGAATCCCAATGGGGCTTACTACCCGGATCTTGTGCCGCTGCGTCAAATCATTATTTATGCGACTTACCTTGGCGTTGACTATTACCTATTTTCAGGCTTTATCACGAACTATGACACGGGCTTTTGGCAGGGCAACGAGGATGTCTCCAACGTCACCCTACGCTGCATTGATGGGTTCAAACTATTAGCAGGATCAAGCGTAAGCACAGTTTCAGGCGCACCCGCAGGCCAGCTTTCAGGTGCTCGCGTGAATGCCATTTTAGACGCGATAGCATGGCCTCAGAGCCTTCGAAATGTGGATACTGGTGATTCCACCCTTCAGGCTGATCCCGGCACTTCTAGGAACGCGCTTGAGGCCTTACAGACTGTCGAGAATAGCGAGTTCGGTGGATTCTTTATTGATTCCGAAGGTGACGCCCGCTTTATCAGTCGCACAAACCTAATCAAACAACCCGCGACTTCAATCTACGCTTTTTCAGATACTGGTTCGGATATTTCCTACACAAATGCTGTGGTTGCCTATGACGATACGACAATCCTCAATGATGTCACAGTTACCCGTTCAGGCGGCACGGCACAAAACGTCAAAGACCAGACATCAATCAACACTTACTTTTTGCATTCAGGAAACCGCTCAGGCATACTTGTTCAAACCGACACGGAAGCTCTTAATCAGGCTCAAGGCATTCTTGCCACTCGTAAAGATCCAGAGATTCGCATCGATAGCGTTGAACTCAATCTTTACGATGACATCAACCCAAACAAGCCCAAGGCTGGCGTTGACATCGAACTGTTGGATGGCATCACAGTAACTAAGACCATGCCCGGTAATACCAGCGTCACTCAGCCAAGTCTAGTCAACGGCATTCATCACGACATCACTAAATCATCTTGGAAAACGACCCTTTTCACGTCTGAGCCTTTGTTATCCGGCTTCGTGTTAAACAGCACGATTAGCGGTATACTAGGCACGAACGTGCTGAGCTACTAAGGAGACACATGGCAGGAGCAGGCTATAAATTATTCAATACGGGAGACGTGCTTACGGCTGCCCAAGTTAACACCTATCTTCAAGAGCAAGTGGTTATGGTCTTTGCCGATGCAGCAGCTCGCACAACCGCACTCTCTGGTGTCTTAGCTGAAGGCATGATGTCTTATCTTAAAGATACGGACGTTTTGCAATATTACTCTGGTTCAACATGGGTGACAGTTAATACGGATCAAACCCCACTTACAACTAAAGGCGATCTTTTTACTTATTCAACAACCGATGCTCGACTAGCCGTTGGCACAAATGGACAGGTTCTAACCGCCGATTCTACAACTGCGACAGGACTCAAGTGGGCTGCAGCCGCCGCAGCTTCGTTTAATACGGGTTATGCATACACATCATCGTCTCAAACAACAACATCAACGACTTACACCGATTTAGCAACGGTAACATCCGTAACTGTTACAACTGGAACCAAGGCTCTTGTAACAATTAAGGCGATGATGGGAAATAACGGTGTTTCAAATGTTTGGGAACATTGTTCTTTTGCTGTAAGTGGTGCGACAACTATCGCCGCTGCTGATGAACGTTCGATTTCCGCTTACCATCAGGCGGCAAATAATAATATTGTTGAGGCAGGTGCGGCTTTTGTAGTAACTGGATTGACCGCGGGAAGTAATACATTCACTTTGAAGTTCTCCGCAGCTGGTGGCGGCGCATCGACAACAGCATACTTTGAACGTCGTTCAATTTCCGTCGTAGATTTGGGGTCATAAAATGGCTAAAGTAATTACTTCAAAAGAAATTAATTTGTCGCAACTAGATCAGGAATTGGGCAGTCGAGGATTATCCGCCGATTTGAACGACCCTAGCAAAAAAGTTGTTGTCACGGCTGATTCCTCAACTGTCACACAAGAGGAATTAGAAGCAGCCATTGATTCCCATATTGCTTCGCCAATGCCAGAGGCGACAGTAGAAGAAAAACTCGCTTCGGTAGGCTTGAACCTCGATGATTTGAAAGCAGCATTAGGGATCTAATGCCCAAGCTGTGCAAAGCGGGGCAACAGCTTCGAGAGCAGATTGACGATGCATTCCCCGATAGAGATCGAACTTCGGATGGATGGCTCGGTGACACGCGCCATGCAGCTCGTAAGTCCGATCACAATCCTTCTGCTCCTGAAAACGTTGTACGCGCCATCGATATTGACGCTGACCTGCGATCCCATGCATCCGAAGCGTTCGACCTTGCGGATCAGTTACGAATACTTGCCAGAACTGATAAACGAATTGCTTACATAATTTTTAATGGCAAGATTGCGAGCTGGCGTCTCAACTATAAATGGCGTCCGTACAAAGGCATCAATCCTCACAAGAAACATATTCACATTAGTTTTACAAAATTGGGCGACAACGATGCGAGCATGTTTCGCATTCCTCTACTAACAGGAGAACCCATAAATGGAACAAGTAAAAGCGGTAGCAGCAAGTTGGGCAAGATCCTTTCTAGCAGCCGGAATAGCAACCTATCTAGCGGTGGGTTGGGATGCTCCTGCAATTGTGAATGCTGCTCTAGTCGCGAGTCTGCCAGTCATCCTTCGCTGGCTAAACCCTAACGATACGGCATTCGGTCGGCGATGACTCCAGCAGAATGGGCGGCTTTTGTTGCCGCGATATTGTCATGCTGCGCGCTGATTGTCGGCGGGCTTCGTTACATTATTCGACATGAAGTGCCGGGCATTTTGGAAGCATCAAACATCGTGTCGCGCATCGATAAACTCGAACGCATGGTTTTAGAATTGCTTACTAATGAGCGCAAGAAAACCAACAAAAAGCGAACTCGCCGCCAAGCGTAAGCGGAAAGAAGCCGCTGCTAAACGCACGGGCGAACCGCTCAAGCCTATCGATATATGGGCTACACAAATTGTTGAGTGTTACGAAGCTCTCGTTCGGGCAGGTTATGGAGAAGATAGAGCGCGCTGGTATATCGAAGAGCAAATGCGCTTACCTGACTGGATTATCCCGAATCCAGATTTGACTCCATACGAGGATGAGGACGAGGACGATTAAGCGAATCGTTGTAATCTCAGATTTACAAGTTCCATTCCACGATAAGAAAGCTGTTAAAAATGTCGCCCAATTCATCAGAAAATACAAGCCTGATGACGTTTTATGCGTGGGCGATGAAATCGACTTTCAAACAATTAGCAGATGGTCGTCCGGTCGAGACGAGTGGTCTGGAAGCATTGGTCGAGATCGCGATACAACTGTCGAAGTCTTGGCCGAATTGCAAGTTCAACATCTATCACGAAGCAATCACTCAGCCAGACTCTACAACGCCCTAAGCAAGCGTCTGCCCGGTCTTATCGGGCTGCCAGAGCTGACAATTGAACGATTCCTTAGGCTCGATGAGCTAGGCATCAAATACCATTCAAAGCCATACCAATTCCATGAGAACTGGGTCATGGTGCATGGAGACGAACAGAGCACAAAGCCACATGGCGGTTTAACGGCCTTAGAAGCCGCTAAGAGGCACGGAAAATCGGTGGTGTGTGGGCACACCCACAGGCAGGGGATTTCGAGCTTTACAACGGCTTCTGGAGGCGTTTTAACGGGTATTCTGACAGGCTTTGAGGTTGGGCATTTGATGGATGAAACTCAGGCCTATTACACAAAAGGCACGATGAATTGGCAAAAAGGTTTTGGAATCATCTACATCGACCGCAAGCGCGTTCAACCCGTGGCCATTCCAGTTGAGCGTGACGGCAGCTTTATAGTTGAAGGAAAGCGATTTGGTTAGGGCGTGTCGTTGACAAAATAGTATTTAACCCTTCAAAATAGGATTTGAAATCCTATTTGAAAGGGGATTTGAAATGGGCATTATCCGATTTGATCGGAAGTCGGGTGCATACACCGATGGCAAGCACTATGTCAAGGCATCATTTATTCGCCAGTATGCAAAAAACAAGCTAGGTATAAGCCAAGAGCGCGGCAGACTGAGCCGTGAAGTTTTGGCTGCATACTTTCTTGATGTTCACGGGGTGAGTGCAGATGTCGAATAACTTTACTCCGGAACAAATCGTAATGATCTGCATTGGTCTATTTTTTGGTGGACTAATGGTTTATATAGGAATCGACTCAATCTATAAAAGGGGCTATCAAGATGGATGGGCAAAAGGATACGTCAGAGGCAAAATCGTACAGAGCGAAAGATTTATTGATTAGTGCGGCTGACATCATCGATGAACGTGGACTTGAGTACGGACATCCCGCAATCAATATCAAGCGAATCGCTGAGTTATGGAGTAGCTATTTCGGACGGGAAATTGATCCGTTGGACGTGTGCATCTGCATGGCGTTGGTCAAAGTCTCGCGAATCGTCGAGACTCCTAACCGGGATAGTTTTGTTGACTTGGTTTCCTATGCTGCGCTCGCAGGCGAAATGGCATTGGGCACGGACTGGGCTGATTATGGCAAAGATTACGCCGAGTAAGCGGGGCGTATGGTGCTGTTATTGCAAACAAAGATGGGGCGTTAAAGATGTTCGTGGTCAAACGCAAGCGGTTTGGACAATCACGTCGTTCGTCCGTGGAAAAGTCATTGACAGGCATTACTGCTTTACTTGCGCTAAAGAGTGCCAGACATGGCACGACGGTTCGACGTGGTCGTTCAAAGACCAGATCGATTACAAAGAAGGGAAGCAAGAACTAGATGTTCAATTTGAATGACTATGAAGATGTCGACTCGAGAATCCACAAGTTCTATGAAATCTACGAGGACGGCGCAATTATTACAGAACAGGTGTTAAACGATGAAGAAAAGGGCATTGTCGTATTCAAAGCTATTGCTTACCGAACTCATGTTGATTCTCAGCCTTCCGCTACTGGTTACGCTCGCGGTGCTCGCAAGGATCGCGGCGTTGATCGGGATTTTTGGTTTGAAAATTGCGAGACTTCTGCTATCGGTCGGTGCTTGGCGAACTTGGGGCTTTCTGCTAAAGGAAAGCGAGCTAGCAGTCTGGAAATGGCTAAGGTTAACGATGCTAAGGAACG